TATAGGCCCAGTAAATTCGCGTGCTCCGCGGGTCTGCCGCTCCCATGAACAGTTGCAGGTTTCCCTTATCGAGATCGGCGAGAAACGTACGGTCGATTTTTTCTCGACCGATCTGCTCGGGCACGCCACCAGGTTCGATCTTGTGAAAACCTTGGCCTGCATAGAAGAAGATTCGTTCGGCTGCCCGGACGATCGAATAAGGGGCATAGAGTCCCTTGTCCTGGGTGATACGATCGATCTGGAAGACGATCGGTGAACCCGGCACAAACGACATGCGCCGGATCGCCTGATCTTGAAAGATGATCCCGTATTCACCGCCCGCAACGCCTCGGACGATACCCCCGTCAGGGAAATCCTGAAAATCAGAAGAGTTTATCCCGCTCGTCCACGTCGTCGTGGCATTCAAGCCTGACCACTGGATGCGATATGGATTGGAGAGCAGGCCGGAAAGAACCAGGAAGCGGCCCACAACACTAATGTAAGCCGCCTGAGGCGGCGACCCGGCGCAACTGGCGAATGCGGTTGACGATGAGAGATCGAACACCTGCAATATTGCGTTTGCCTGTGCGGCAAATACGAGATTTCCGAACTGCGCAAACTGCCATTGAGCACTTGTCGTCAGCGTGGAGTATGTCGCAGCTCCGAGCGAAACGTCGCTCCACGTAAAATCCGAGTTGTTGAGCTTAAAGAGCTTGTTGCTTGTGCCGGCGAAGGTGACGACTGTGCCATCAGATTTCAGCGCATAGAACGCCCCCCTGCAAACGGACGGCAACGCAGACGTATAGGGAGAAAATCCGGGAAACGGGCCATAGCCGTCCCCTCGAGGAACTACATTCAGGATATTCCTGGTGGCTTGGCCCTCGTAATCGCTGACGTCAGGCCGATAGTCGCCGGTAGCAAGAAGCGCCATTATTCAACAGTCCATGGTTCTGGTTGTTTGACGGTGGAGGTCCAAGGCTCCGTCCCTTTTGCCCGTGCAGTCCATGTTTCGGCTTGTGCCGATTCCGGTGTCCAGGATTCGCCGTCAACGGCAGCGGCCGTCCAGCCGTCGGTATCGAACGGCAGCGGAAGCCACGCCTCGAAATCACGCGACAAGCCGGCGGCATTTCCTGTGACGAGAAACGAATTCGCCGAAGCCGATAGGTTTATCGTGACGATGGTGGTGATCTGGCCGAGCGCAAAACGCCCCACCGTATTGAAGCCAAGAAGCGACATTGATCAGCCCACCAGTGACGCCGCCCCGAGGGCGGTCGCAATCGTGTTCATGCGGGTTGGGCCAAGTACCGTTACGAGCGCCGACCATCCGGTCAGAAACCGCGCATTCGTTACAATCATCGGGTCACGCTGTGCATGCAGCGTAGACCATAGAAGCCAAAGCTGAGCATTGCCCGAACAGCAGCCTGTATCTTTGCCGCGTCGTCAGCCGTGAATTGCGCCATCAAGTCCTGCGAGAGCAATTCAGCGGTCGGCGGGGCCGGCGTCACATAGGGATCAGGCACGTTGCCCACCGCGAGCCACGCTTCATATGCGGCGCGGTCCCGGTTGCCGGGATCATCTGGTATAGCCGCGCCGTCGATGGTGCGGACTACGACATCCGAACCCGTGAGTTGGTAATCAGACATCAGAACCTCGCATCCAGCTTGATATTGCCAAGTGCCGTTCCTCCAAATAGCGCAGCGAATGTCCGGTTGAACGTGCAACCAGTGAGAAGAAGCATGGACTGCCCCGGCTGCGCATTTCCACTCACCGTAAAGAGTACGGTTCCAGTTTTGGTAACCGTGTTCACGCCGGTCAATTGGGCGTTCCACTGTGATGCCCCTGGCGGATCGGCTATAGTGAAAGTAGCGTCCGAATAGGGATGCGTCATCGTCGGAGCTACCCGAAGCGGGATCGTGTTCTGAATGAACGCCTGAGCGCCATCCGTGAAGCCGCGGCACTCCACGACGTTTGTTTTGCCAATGTAAAGATACCGTTGGCACAACAGCACTTCTTGATCGAACGGTCGCGTAATGCGTCCCGGATTTGCCGAACTCGGCAGATCAAGCCCCGGCAGAACGACCACCCCAGTAATGCGGAAGGCGTCCGAAGTCGCAGCAACACCGTTGATCTGATTGGGCGCTGCGATGGCACTAGCTGACTGCCACGAACCGGGGTTCTGCCCGAGGCCAGATCCAGCCGCGACGGCTAACGTTAAAAACAGGCCAACACCGGTGCTGATATTCCACGATCCTGCCACGTCTCCGGGTATGGTGATGGCGTTGAATTGAGGAATGTCAGCGGCGCTCTGTGTGTAGGCAAAGGTGAAGCTGCGATTGGTCGCGCCGTTGCGGATAACGCCCGAATAGACTCCCGGCCTGTGATGGGCTGACCAAAATCCGATGCTAAGAGGTTGCGCATTGGCGCCCTGGCCCCAGTAGAGGCGAGTGCAACGAAACCCTTCGATTGGGTGTGTCACAGCTACAAAATCGGTTGAGCCAAGAGATGCCTGAGCGGTCGTGGTGACGACGCTAAGAAACGTTTGGAATCCAACGAACAGATTGCTGAATGCTTGGTTTACGTCCACCGCCATCGTCCCGGCTTTACTCAGGAACCATCCATCGCAGATGTAATTTCCGTTGCCGTTGACAGGTACGGTCCCGCGTTCTTGGCTAATCTCAAACGCGCCGTTCCATTGGATACCGCTATAGGCCAACGCGTCGAACGGCGCTGCGTAGATGTTCTGGCGCGCTTGGGTTTGCTGCGTCGTCGTCAATGGCTGCGGCGCATTGAACGAAAGCAAATCTTCCGCTAGCGCGACAATGGCGACTTGCGGAACGGTCGAGAAATTGATTTTGGCCGTCGTCCCCAGCGAATTGAAGAGCACCGCGGCTCGCGTCAGAACGCCTGTTCCGGTGTTGTAGGTTCCGGTACCGATCTCCCATTGCGCAAGGTCGTTACTCTCGGCGCGATAGCTGTAGGTGGCACCGTTGACGGCACCGGCCGCGCTCGGGCTTTGACAGCCAATCACTGCGGATGAATAGGTCCAGTCCGTGGTTCCTCCAGCCGTTGGGTTGAACCGGCAGATATCGAGAAGCGAAGATGCCATATCAAGAAACCGTCAAAATGCCATTGGCCTGATCGAGATCGACCGTGAAGGTACTGCCATTGGTCAGCATGATCGTGCTGCCATAGTCCCACCAGCCGATCAGCGGCCTGGTTGCCGAGGTGGAATTGTAGAGCACCGCATATTGAAACGGACCGATCGCGCCGCCGGACGCCGTCCAGGACGGATCATTGCCGCCAGAAAATCGGAACGTGCCTGCGGTCTGCGAGCCTGTCGTAGCGATCGTGGTACCGCCCGCGGCGTAGCCGCTGCCCGACGACAGATCGGAAGGTGTACCGTAGACCGTGTTGGTCATAGCCGGCGCGGCGTTAGTCAGATATATCTTGTAGATCTGTGCGGTTCCGGTTTTCATGTCATGCAGCGCATTAGCTATGTCCTGCACGAAACAATTGAACTTGTTGAACGATGCCATCCACGGCGCCCCTAAATGATCTGCCCGGACACCTGAACCGTCATTGGGCCGGCGTTGAAGGTCGATGTCAGCCCGAGATTGTTGAGGTCGTTTAATGCGGTCGAAAAACCGAGACCCCAAGTCTGGATACGGCCGTCTTCCTTGATGTAGGGCGCGGATTCCAGAAGCGCGCCGTAAAGATATAAATCCGGCGCTAGTGTCAGCAGCCAGTTCGGATCATTGGCCGCAAGGGGCGGGACACTTTTCCGGTACACCATCTCGATGGTGTAGGCGGCGTTCGGGGTCGGCGCGAGTTCGATCTCGTCACTGAACACCGTGAAGTAGCGTGGCTGTCCCGTGACGTTGGATGTCCCGAACCGATACTCGTCGAGCTGTGTGCCCGACTTAAAACTGAGACAGGGTTTTCCCGGCACGCTCGACAGGCGCACGCGCCGCATGGATTGGAAGTCACCCGGCAGCGAGATGAATTCCGGTTCGTTCGAAGCGAGATTGACCAGCGCCGTCGAGCGTTGCTCCATCTGGCGGACGAATAGCTGCCGGTTGAACTTCGCTTCCACGAGCTGGATGAAGGTGGGGATCCGGGCAATTAGCGTGACGTCCTGATCCCTCGCGAGATACTCAATCACCGCCGATTGCAGCGATGCATAGTCCACGATTTGCGTCATGATACTCTCCCAACCGACCAACCGGCCTGCAGTTTCGGCCCGTCGGTGCGCAGATACGCCCAGTCGGGATCATCGAGCTTCCTCTGCACGACCAGATCGAACTCGGCGTGAACATCCGCAACGATGTATTTCCCCTGGCGTGCTCTTCGTTAAGCCACTTGACGTAGATGACGTTGGGAATGCGCGCGACATGGCGCCCCCATTCACAGCGTTGCTCGTCGCGGCGCGCCCGCTGATTCCAATGCAGGATCGGCTCGACATCCTGAATGTGTTCGATCGTAAGGTCTTTGCCGTTGCTGTCGAGATGCGGCCGGACCAGGACCCCGTCCATCAGGACATCTCCGTGACCCACAACGTTCCCGCCGTTGCCGTAACGAGCCCGTTGGTGGCGGCCTTGATGGCTGCGATACGTTGTCCCGGACTGACGATCACATATTCGACCGCGTTGGCCGGAAGGAACGTGTCCGCTGTGGTCGCAGTCTGCGCGCCATCGCCAATCCTGTAGCAACAGGCGGAGTTCGCAACCAGGCGAAGCTGATAGGTCTCCACACCGAAGGCATTGATGATCGCGGCGCTCGAGTCGTAGGCGATGGTCTGGGTGATACCGACACGCGAGGAATGGTGTTTTGGAAAGAATGACATTTATGCAGCCCTCACAACGACCGAGAAGTGCATGGGAACCGACGCGCCGGAGGCACCGGACGGCGTTAGGACGATCACATCGTCCTCATTGAGATATGCCGGCGACGGCGGCGTCGCCGAAAACAACTGACCTGCGGCTGAACCGGCTTGGGTCACGGTGAACGTCGCAAGCGTGGTGGAATTGGCTGAAACCGCGACGGTGCCGTCAGCGGCTGCAATGGTGCCGCCCAGCACTCCGGTCGCTTTCAACAACCGGCAGCGAAAGGGAACGCGAATATAGGCCGCCACGGGGCTGGCGCCGCAAGACGGCGTATAGGCCGTCAAATCGATCGTTGTAAGCGTATGATTACCGGGAACAGGCATTTCCAAAATCTCCAAAAAAGGGGCGGCACGCAGCGGGGGTACGCGGCTGCGCATCCTGCTTGCGTGACCGCCCAGGAAAATGACGATGGTGCAGAATGCTCAGGAAGAGGTGTTGTCGAATACACCGCCCGAAGCCTTCTCGTTGCGGGCAACGAGGGCGTATTCCGCTAGGATCTGCCGGCGGTCGGAGTCACCCGTCTTGGCCAGCGGAAGCGACGCCATATTTCGTCCGTTGAGATAC